CGAAGCCGACATCCTTAGCGAGCAGCAAGCCCGCATCGATGGCGATGGCGCTCTAACTACGAGCCTCAATGCGCTGACCACTCGGGTAGGCGACACCGAAGCCGATATCCTTAGTGAACAGCAAGCCCGCATCGATGGGGATAGCGCTCTGACTACGAGCCTCAATGCTCTGACCACTCGGGTAGGCGATACCGAGGCCGATATCCTTAGCGAGCAGCAGGCCAGAGCCGATGGGGATAGCGCTCTGACTACGAGCCTCAATGCCCTGACCACTCGCGTAGGCGATACCGAAGCCGATATCCTTAGCGAGCAGCAAGCCCGCATTAACGGGGATGGCGCTCTGACTACGAGCCTCAATGCCCTGACCACTCGGGTAGGCGATACCGAAGCCGATATCCTTAGCGAACAGCAAGCCCGGACCGATGGTGACACGGCACTTGCAACGGACTTTTCTGGGTTGAACGCCACATTTGAGGCGCAGGAAGATACCTTCTCTCTGGACTTTGGCAGTGAAAACTTTCAATCACCCGGCCCAACAAAGTCCGCTGAGGCTCTTGTTCTTCAAGAACGGAGTGCTGCCGCATCAGCAAACCTTGCGATCTCTCGGGACGTGTATAGCCTCACTGCTCGTGTCGGGGATGCAGAAGGTGCGATTACTGCTGAGAGCGAAGCTCGCGCCGACGACATCGGAGCCGTTACCTCTTCGATAAACAGCCTCTCCAGCCGAGTTGGTGATGCTGAGGCGACGATCACCACCTACGGTCAGTCGATTGACGGACTGAGAGCGAGAGCGGGTGTCCGCATCAACGCAAACGGCAGGGTAACCGGCTGGGAGGCCAACGATGACGGGGATGAAGGAAACTTTATTGTTACCTCGGACAACTTCGAAATTGAACCCTCCAATCCAACTGGCCCAAGAACCCAGTTCAAGGACGGTTCTTGGAGAATCTATTCTGGGAGCATCATGACAGTATGGGGAACAGGATTTGGCTCTAGCGGGCAATTCTTGGAATGGACTGGTCCTGCCAGTTCGGACCTCTCTAATTGCACTGAAAACACTGCCATCAAATATGTGAAAGTGGATGGCTCGGCATACTTTGGAGGTACTCTTTCTGCGGGCGTCCTCAAAAACGCTGCTACCTCAACCAGCATTGCTTCAAATGCATCCATCTCTATCGGTCCGTTCGCTAGCCAAGGCGATCCCATCAATGTGGTGACCAGCTATTCTATCATTAGCACTAATACTGCTACATATCCTGCAACGTCCCAAGGATCGACTAACTGGGAAAATGCCGTTACTGCTTGGGGCGCTACGGCAACTGGGTCATATGAAAGAACCGTTAATGCCTCCAAGTCTATCAGTTGCAATGTGGTGATTAAAGTGTCCCGAAATGGGGTAGCTAATTGGGCGACACTGAATATCACGTCGGGCAGTGAGACGATATCAGGTAGAGGTCCGTTGACTTCTGAGGGTATCTCGGGTAATCTGACCTATCGACGCACTATCGGAGGAACAATTACTTCCACAGATAACGTTGGAGGAACTACTACGAGAGAATTTACCGCCGTTATCGAAACAAGAACTGGCGCTGTTAATGGCACCATCCAAAGTCAGACCCTAAGTCTAGTAGCTACAGAAGAGTAAACAAATGACAAAAGCACCTCGCTCTCTCGAACAACTCCTCACTTTCTCCCGCGCTAGTGCTGCGGGGTATTTCGGGCGGGACGGTAAGTTCGTCTGGCAGCAGCCGAGCCGGAACCTGATTACCCAACCTCTCATGTCATGGCCGGGTATCTTGGGTTGGTCAAAGACTCCTGCGCCTGACGGCTCTCTGAGTGCCGTCGAGAGCTTTGAGGCGGACACCGGCTCGAATGTTTTTAACAGGATTTACCTGCTCAGTCAGCCTATGGTATCGTGCTTCTCAATTTTCATTAAGGCTCCTGAGCACAGATACGCTTTTCTCCGTAATCGCTCAAATAACAGTTACACTCACTTTGACCTTCAAGCAGTCTCAGTGACAAAGGTAGATGATCCCGGAACCACACCCGCTATTGTTGAGCTCGGTGACGGTTGGTTCCGACTAAGTGCGGCTTGGTCTGCCGACGGCGGCTCGTCTCAGACAATCATGGTGGGGGTATCTGACTCATTGAACGGCACACAAGCCCTCGGTCAGGGCAGGTCCTTTGTAGCTTGGGGACCGCAACTCGAAGACGCAGACTTCCCCACCCCCTACGTCGCTCCCGGCTACTCCCCGCGCATCGAGTGGGGACCGGACGGGAAACGGAAGGGGCTGCTGATTGAGGGGTCGAGCACGAACCTACTCGCGGAAAGTGAGTTTCACAACGGTAAGCCCGCAAACGGCCACACCAGTTCTGTCACTGCGGTGTCGTCCTTCCCCGGTCTGACCCGAGGAACCGGTCTACACATGGCCCACGACCCGAATAACGCTCAGTGGGCTTACGCAACGGGTCTGACGTTTACGCCAAACACCGAATACACGTTTTCGGCTTTCGTCGTTATGGACGACGGCAGCGCCCCCGAGATTTCCAGCGCGAGTAAGGACTTTAACGTTGTTGTGGCTGGCATCGGCGGAACCACCAAGGGCGTCGAACACATAGCAGGGGACCTCTACCGTGTGTGGGGAACCAGTAATGTAGGCAGTAGTCCGGGCGGCTCGGCAGGATTGTTCAAGGCCGCTGCAGATAGCACCAAGGGCTTCAAGTTCTCTGGCTACCAGCTTGAAACCAAGCCCTACGCCACCTCCTACATTCCCACGACGACCGCGCAGGTCACTCGGGCTGCTGATGTGGCGAAGATTGAGGGTGAAGCGTTCAAGAGTTGGTATAACCAAGGCGAAGGCACTGTATATGTCGAAGTGAGCTCTTTCTCCCCCGAAGGCTTCAAGGCAGTTCTGAATATCAATGACGGCACGTTGACCAATAGATTGGCCGACCTTTCAATCGGCGCGGGACCTTCAGGTGGGGTAGGAACGTTTCGCCTCGATGTTTTCAAAAATAACACTAATCAGGCATTTCTAGGCTCATCTAGGCCATTCACACTGGGCACCCGTGAGAAAGCCGCCTTTGGGTTCAAAGAAAACGACTTCGCCTTCTGTCATAACGGTGCGGCGCCTACACTGGACAGTTCAGGAACGCCTCCGATTGTGGACAGGATGGAGTTGGGCAATCGTCTCGGAGCACTCCAGCTCAACGGGTACATCAAAGACTTCCGCTTCTTCCCCAAGCGGCTCTCCAACGAAGCCCTCGTGGCTCTGACTTCCTAAGGATTGTACTAAGTATGATTTATTACCTTAAAAGTGACTCCCCCCAAGAACTGACCCTCGCACTGGTTAATGCAGGCGTAATCAATATGCACCTGCCCCATCTGACAGTTTCGCCAAGGTTCTTGGTGGACTACATTGGTCAAATGTCTACCTCGACAGGTGAGGTTGACGAAGAAGGACAGGTCATCTTACAACTCACAGAAGAATACTTCCTGAATTTGAAGGTACTCCACCCAGAGAGTTCGGAGTACGCTAGTGACGAAACCGTTTGGCTTAGCCCCGAGGCCCTGTCAGTTTTGTCTGAATATGTAATTCCCGAGCCTCAAACTCCCTATAGGGTATGGGCCACATAAACTAAAAGGCCGCAAGGAGCTTCCTTGCGGCCTTTTGCTTTTAAGAGTCGTTGAAATCTCCGTGGTCTTGGAAGTTGGCAATCATCTGACCCACTCGGCCAGCTTTTGGTCGGTTGTCGTCTAGCATACCGTTCTCTTGGGCGTCAATGATGATCGCACAGCAAGCCATGACGTGGCCGAGGTGGCTCATACCACTCTCGGGGTCTCGGTCTTCTCCGTCGAACCAAGACAGCAGGTGCCGCATGGCTGCATCGACGTAGACCTCGGCGGGGACAGGTGTCTCTCGCCAGTTGAACGGACCATATTTGGTCGCTCCCAGCTTCATCACCTCGCCCAGATGCAAGAGAGAAGCTGTCGGAATCACGCTGACCATGGCTGGCTTCGTGCGACCGATAGCGGTCTTGGGGTTCTTGGCGGGAGCGGGAGTGGGTTTCTCGTCGTGGCGCTCACCATAAAGGTCTTCGTCACGATGAGCTTCGGTCATTGCATTTCCCATTATTGGTTCCTCTTCATAAATTCTTGCATTTCGCTGGTCAGGGATACTCCTCGATCCTCGGCAACGATGCCCGCGTAATTAGCTAGTGTCTTAGCAAGAGCAGGGCTAATCTCGATCTTGTTCTGGATATGCTCCTCGAAAGCAGCCATTGCTACAGGGAAGTGTTCCATCAGCATCCCGTGAATGGCTTCTGCATAGACCCGAATCTCGTACTGAGCATGGGGGTCCTCACGAAGTTTCAGGAAGTGCATCAGGTTATGCAGGTTAATCTTCCAGCGAACCTTCGTATAGAAGTTGACCGGCAGGACTGCCCGAGCAAGCTCACGAGTGAGGCCCATCCGCAGCAACTGCCGGTACTCATCATAAGAACACTCAGAAGAGTTACGGATAACATCCTGAATCGCCTTGGCAGTTCCCTCACCAAGAAACTCAGCCGAACCCTGCTTGTTGAAGGTAGACTGCGCCTGACACCGCTCTGCTTCTGGAATGTAGTATTCGTTCACAGCCTCGGTGTACCGCATGGAGTACTCGTTGAAAGCGCCAGTACGATGCCGCATCCACTGACGGGCAACGAAGATCGGCATCTTAATCTCCAGAACTACCCCACCAAATTCGATAGGGCTAGTATGCCGATCACGGACAAGGCGAGTAACCAGTCGTGCGTCCTTCGCGGGATCACCAGAGGACTGGGTCGAGGTTCTAGCAGTCTGCGCAAGAAATTCATCATCGCCATCCACTCGCAACAGTTGAACATACCCGTGGTCCAACACGGGTACTTGAGGGTAGTGCGTCATATTTATCCTTCGGTCGTTAGATTGAAATAGCCGGGGCGGGGCTGAACTACTGCTCGGGGAGTCAGGTACAGCAGAAGATAGGGACCGTCTCTTCCGGTTGCCATGTCGTGTGTTCCCGCTTCATACTTTTCCCGAGCATCTGCTACCTCTGGGCGGGTGTTATCCCACACCTCGGTTGCCAAGCTTCGAGCAACGAGACGGTCCCTAAGCTCTGGTCGCCCATAGCCATCGTATTCACAACCCCCTAGATCGGGGGCTGTTTCCTTCTCCATTTTTGCTTGGATGTCTGCGACATACGCGACATTGGTGATGCCGAGCTTGTTGCAGGTCTTGAACACTGAGTTGTGTCGGCTCAGTTGTTCTCGAACATCTTTCTCTAGGTTATCCATACTGTTTGGTCACTCTCTTCAAATTCCTTATGAGTCACTACTACGATCTGTTTCAGCTTTCCACGCAGCCTACGGAGACTATCATGCGTAGCCTTGGTCCGTTTGTCTGCCATGTTCGCATCAATTTCGTCAGCCAAGAAGATTGGAATGACGGACTGTGTAAGAACCTGACCCAAAGCAATTCGGAGGGCTAGGTTCACCACTGAAACACCTGAACCAGATAGCGTCCGAACCGGCTGCTTGTCAACCCAAATATCGAAATTTTCATCGATAAAAATGTGGCGACGGGCACCGTCGGTCATTTCCGTAAGCAGGTGGCTGGCTACCTTGCTCAGCGAAGGCACCAGATACCGCTTCACTTCCTTGCGAGCGTCCTTCAACGCAGCAGAGCCACGCTTGTATCCCTCGTAGGATTCCTTGACCTGTTCCAGCTTCTTGACCTGGGTCTCGTAAATGTCCTTGGTCGTCTCGAACTTGCTAAGTAGAGTCTCGTAGCGAAGCGACATTTCATACCGCTCGCTAAGAAATTCTTCTGGCTCAGGAAGATCATCTACCGCTTGCTTCTTCATCAGATAGTTGCGGTAACTGTGGATGTCTCTGTCGTATTGATCCAGTTGACTTTGGTACTCCAGCCAAGCCTTCGCTTCTTCATCCCGCACTTCCGGTTCTTCACCGAGGTCCTGAATCTCTTTTTGGATCAGGACCCGTTCCGGTGCAGCATCATAAGCAGAGATTCTCTCAGCAATTTCTGCTCGTGTAAGGGGACTTTCGGGGAGGTCACTACGATATGTATGGCCTTCCCACCGCTTTTGCCTCTGGATTTGCTCAGCAATTTCCTCAAGTGAGAGGGGCGGTTCCTCCGGTAGCTCTCTGCCGGAGACGAGTGACCCGCACTCCCCACAATAGAGGGGTTCAGCTTCTCGATTTCGGATCGAGTGATCTTCCCGCCATTGTAGAAGTGTCTCTTCGTCGTAGTCTGCTTGGGGTCCTCGCTCGTCTTGATCGAGTCGTTCGAGGAAGGTTTCGAGGGCTTCTCTGGCATAGGTCTGGTCAATCTCCGGCAGTTGGGCCAGCTTGGTTTCGAGGCGAGTGTACCGAGCGTACCAGTTTTCCCTGTCACGCTCATGGTCGATAGCCGTAGGTGACCCCTCAGGTTCCTCTGGCTCCACTGGTTCTTCCATTTCCTCGAAGCTGTCCCTCAAGGCTTGGTTGCGTATCTCAGCGTCGAGACGCTTCTTGAGGGCCTCGCTTGGTTCGTAGTTGTCGGGCTTGGCTGGCTCAACAGGCTCAACCAACTGGGCCTCAAGAGCATCTGCCAGCTTGCGGAAGTCGTTAGCCTGCTGGCGACACTCCTTCTCAGCAGCCTCATACTGGTTCAGGCCCGTGACTTCGTCGATGATGCGACGACGCTCAGCAGGACCCAAGTCCTTAGTCAGCTTGTCTAGCTCGCCCTGCATGGCGTGAGCAGAGATATCGAAAACATTGAGGCCGAAGCCTAGCAGCTTTTTGACGTAATTATTTGTCGCAGTGGTGCCGATTGCCGCATCTTTATTAACTGTGGCTTTCTTTCCTTTGCGCTCGATTGTATATTTGTTCCCCTTGATTGTAATATTCAGAGTCACTTCCAGCTTATCGTAGTCAGCCAAGCTGCCACGAAGAGCCTCCGATCCGAATAGGGCGTACCTAATCATCTCAAGAACAAAGCTTTTTCCTGCTTCGTTCTCTCCTTTGATTACGGTGAGGCCTGGTTTGAAACTTATTTGGTTTTTTAGGGTGCGACCTGTGGTATTAAAGGTCACCACATATTTGAGTGATTCTAGCATGGATCGTTCATAACATAACAGAGGTCGTTGTCAACATGGAAAACTGCCCGAAATGGCTTGAAAGATTCACCGCACTGGTCCGTCCCGGATCACTCTTCGCGATGGTTGCTTTGCTAGTCTTGGGCGGGTTTATTTTCGCAGCCGTCGAGTTCTTCTCCCCTGGTTCGGGCGAGCGAGCAATGAAGGTTTTTGTAGGCTTCTTCGGAGCCATGAGTGATGATTATTACGACACCGTGCAGGTGATGTTCACCACCTACGTAATTGGCCGTTCGGGTCAAGCTATTGCGAAGGACTTTGCGACTGCCTCTGTAGAGAAGGTAAGGAACAAATCCGTTGGAACTGATTGATATGCATCTGAGCTTGGGCTTGGCAGCAACAGCACTTTTGGCGCTGAGAATGCTGCTGACCCCGCTGCTACTCTACAACATGGGCTGGTCGTTTAAGGGCTTCCGCCAACTGGTCCAAGGTAGGGCTTATCCTACCTCGCTCTATCAAACAGTTGTGTTCATGTTCTCTGGAGCGGTGCTAGGCTACAACGGCCTGACATTCGGGGGACGACTTGTTTCCGACTGGTCCGAGCCGTGGTCGCTTGGGTTCCAATGTATGATTGCAGTGGCCTCTGTTTCCGCCCTCATCGGCAGACGAATCGCTGTAACGATTGACTTTGAAAGGTTTTACTGGCTGTTCACAAGTGACAACTTGGAGGTTGCTGTCCGAGCCGCCGAGCTTAATATGGCTGATCCGGAGTACACGCAAGAAATGTTAAATGTAGCTGAGACCACGGTCGCAGTTCGTCTTGCTAAGAGGGCCATTAATGGAACCGCTGACTGAGCTATTCGCCACTGTTATTAACGAGAACACTCTTGGAGCCATCATTTTGGCTGCGTTCTTTACTATCGTAGGCTTCATCGTAAAGGGAGTTCTGACCAACCAAGGGAACATCGCTGTCGCCAAGATCAACTCCGAGACCACTCTCGGGGCGAAGGCGATGGAAACCTTGACAACTGCCCTAGAAGTGCTGCAAGAAGAGAACCGTACTCTTAAAGCGAGTATGGTTCAACTAGAGAGTCACATTGAAACTCTAATTGACTACATCATCCGATTGGTCAAGGCTTCCGATAAGGAGGCTGCTGACAAAGCAGTGGCCGATCTTGAACAATTCTTGAGAGCTATTGGAAGGTGGCCACAATGAGACAATGGTTTAATGGACTGAGTGTGAGCTTGAAGCTGGCTCTGATTGCCGTGGTGGCAGTCTTGGGCTTTGTTGCTATTAACTTCGCTCACGATTACCTCACAAACGACAAGGAAGTTGCTGCGGAGGTTTCGGAGGAACGTAACGATGCGGCCATAGAGAGTGGACAGGACGCCGTAAACACGGTAACAGAGATTAACCGACGTACCGTTGAGCGGTACGAAACTGTCCGAACTATACAAGAGGAAGTAGAAAATGCGGAAGATTTTGATTCTGCTCATGCCATTGGCTCTGACGGCCTGTGTTTCAACTTTGGAGTATGTTCAGAAGCAGGCGGACTCTCCGAATAGTTTGACTCGGTGAGCAATAGCCTCCTCTCTGGAATCGAAGTGGCCGCAATACCTAGTCTTTCCGTCCACTTTAGGACTTCTAACAAGCCACTTATCTCTTGATTTTACGTAATAGACCCCGACACACCCCGAGGAATTGGCCGAGGTTCTGCCTTGATTCCTTTTGTTGATGCTGTTGTTAGCTGCCCTCAGATTAGTTAGGCGATTGTCAGACTTATCTCGGTTAATGTGATCAAGCATTACCGGCTCTTCACCCTCTACCATTTTGTAGATGATTCTGTGAGCTAGACATACGTTACCCCTTCCGATTTGGACTCTGACGTAGCCTCTTTCATCGACTGACCCCGCCTCCTTGCCTGCAAACTTGGCATTAAACTGAGGATTGTCTTCTCGTTCTTTCCAAAAGAGGCGACCTGTGGTAAGGTCCAAGGTGAAGAGTTCGTGAAGTTCAGTTACAGAAGGAAGTTTTGACATGATGAAATCCCGCTTAATTGGTTCTGCCTTGGCTCTTAGCATGTTGTCAGCGTGTGTGTCAACCAGTGTGTTTGCACCGACGACCAGTTGCAGCAGCCTCGTCCCTGACGAATTTCGTGAGCGCACAGAACATACCCCTGCACCAGAAAAGGGTGCCGATCCTCTCGACACCCTCAAGAACTGGATAAATTTTGGCGTTGGTCAGACCGCTAAGGTTGAGGATTCAGACGACCGACGTATTGCAGCTATCGGTATTATCGAACGCTGCGAGGAACGAGACCGCGAGGCCATTAAGCGCGCGGCCCCCGGTAAACTAAACCTTTCGGGTCTTCGGGATTGAAGGCTCGTTCCACATAGTCCTCAATGATTTCCTTGAGTGTCAGGCCGAAGAAAGCAATCGAGAAGATTACGCCACCTTCCCAGACACTCAAGAAATCCTTCTGGTAAATGTGATACAGTCCTACAGCGAAGAACAGCAGTAGGGCACGAATAAAGTTAATCATCAACATCAATTCTCTCCATGATGAATGAGCCGACGTCTTCTGGAACGTCGTGCTTTTGCAAGTTTCTCTTGATCACTTCCTTGGAGTCGAAGTTATCAACCTCCACTGGTTCGTAATCTTCCTCGCTGTACTTGACATTCTTTTGAACCTTGAAGCCCAAGCAGTCTTCCAGAGGATCGACGATGTCACCATCCTCCACAATCACCCGAACATACTTGTCCTTGAGCTTGGCCTTGTCCGTCTCCTCGTATTCTTCGAGGGTCAGAGTCACATACATTTTCTTGTCGGGGTCCTCGGCGTGAGTCATAGGCTGCATCGAGCCTGTGCAATGAACCGTGTGACCTTCGACTTTGTAGTCCCCCGCAACATGCCAGTGGCCACTATAGATTTCCTTAGCTCCCATTTCGACCAGCTTGGCCGCAGGGCAGTAGTGATCCATGTGCATTTCATCGTAGGCCACAAGGTCCCAGTGTCCTACAGCTACGTCAAAGCTGCCAGCTTCAACCTCGTCTAGCTGCTCAAGAGCAGTACGATCCCACTCCCAAGGGAAGAGAGCGATACGGTTGACGACCGTAGGCCGGTTGATGAAATGAAGGTTGTCGAAGAAACCGTTTAGCATCAGCAAGACATCGAATGAGCCGGGGTTGTTCTTCTGCGGAGAGATATCGTGGTTCCCGCACATCATCAGGAACTGTCTCTTCGGTTGTCGAGCAGCCGCAGTCAGCAGAATCTTCATCGTCTCGTGAAGATCGCTGATCGAAGTGATTGGCTTCTCGAAAAGGTCTCCCACCATAATCACATATCGCTCGGTCCCTTGATAGAGCCGAGCCTTGAAGTCCTCAAACAGCTTTTTCTCCCTCTCGCCACGACGGGCGAGAGGGACATTCTGAACGAACTTGCGAGTGATATGTGGGTCTCCGATTAGTCGGAAGTCACTACGCTCTGACACGTTTCCTCCTTTGCCTTGAACAACTGGCGAAGCTGGGTCAGAGAGTCATGTAGAGCGTTGTGGTGGTCTCCCACGGTCTCTACCTCTGGGTCTCGATAGACAGGATCACCATTGAGGCCAGCGATGAAGGAACGCATATCCTTTGCCTGACGGAAGTTAAACGGCATGTCGTAGCCAGCGTCGATGAAGTAGCTCTCCACAGTCGCATGGTCCATCCAGCCTTTGCTCCACCAGCGGACGTCACCCTCTTCGGTTGCCGCGATACGCTGGGTGACCCAGTCGTAATACGCTGTGATCACAGCGCGATAGTTCTGAGCCTGAGACATGATCTTCATGTAGACTTCACGATTGTCCTGCAGCCAGAACTTGTCCGTGCCGCTGTTCCAGTAGCGATTCTTGGGCATGGTCAAGCTCATGCAGAACATATTCTCGGTGTCGATCTGGCCCGTTTCGTAATTGAAGGGTACGGAGCCGATCTGGATAATCGCAGAAGCCTGCGGTTGGAGACCAGTGGTCTCGATATCTACCATGATATCGGGGTAGTTAGCTCTTTCCATTTTATAGATTTCTTTCCTGAGTTAATAGTTTCCATGTAGGTGTCGGCGTCGATCAGATACCACTGATCATTGAACAGGCTATGGATGTAGATGCGATATACGTGTCCGTGTCCGAGCTTGTGCAATCGGTAGATGGCAGATTTCTGTGCCTTTGTAAAGGCGCTGAGGGAGAAACTCGTCTTCGACGTAGTTGATTTAACCTCAGCGAAATACAGGTGGCCACTAGGATCAACGAGAAGGGTATCGCTAGGATTTCCAAAAGCAGCAACATTCTTCCCCTTATTCAGACCAACTAGATCGGCCTTGTCCCTGAGCCGGAAGACCAGCCCAAGGACATTCTCTTCAAATATGGCCTCACTCTTTTTACCAGAGTTACGTGCCATCGGTCTCGTCTCCCAGAACCCTGCTGGCGATAGTGTCAACCACTGTCAGCACCCCATCCTCCGAGAAGTCGCACTCTTCGTCTAGGGTTGGCTCGTCGGTGTCGTCTCTCAGATAAAGCTCGACCGTCTGAGTGTCCTCGTCCATCACGACGATGTAGGGAGAGTCCTCGACCGTCACACGGATGGTCTTCTCGTCATCGAAGGAAATGAGGAAAGTGTCATAGTCCGTGTCCACTTCCATCTGCACCATGAGGGTCCCGAACAGGGTAGCTAGGTCCCCATCTTCGTGGATCATGTCATGAAACTGTGCAGCTTCGTGGTGGGACAGGTATTCAATGTTCATTATCTTTTGCTTTCCATTACGTAGTTGACTACCTCTTGCACAATGTTTTCGGGCAGCGGCTTTCCGGCGTAGCTCTCAGGAATGACTCCTTCGATAGGTTCTGCTTCGTCAAGCTCGATCTGATCCTTAACACCGAAAGTCTTACCAACAGCAACAGTGCAATGCAAGGGCAAATTCTTAACGAATGTAGGCTGGTGATTCATGGCAGCCTTCATCAACACGATGAATTCCAACACATAATCCTTGTGAACCGAGAACACCAGTTCGTCGTGAATGGGCATCATGAAGCGATAGAACCTAGGATCAGCCGTTTCTCTGATCTTGATGATCGCCTGCTTCGCCATGCCTGCACACGACCCCTGAATCATAGCGTTGACCGCTTGGTTCCGGGCGCGAGTCTGCGTAGCCTTCATGAACAACTCTGCGAAGTTGCCCATAGTTGGAGAGGCATTGATCTGTGCAAACTTACGCTGCATCGCAAGCCACCACTCCGAGGTAGCCTCAAAACGCTGCCTACGATGGCCGTCAGGCAGGGTTACGAAGCCATTCTTCGTGATTTCGTCACAGACCCCCACGCGCCACTCTTCTGCCTTCCAGAAGCGTTCTCTGTAGCGCTCAGTACCTGCCCACATTTCCTCTTCGGTCCAGCCGAGGTTCTCTCCCACTGTTCCCAGAGCGCCAGAGTACCAGTAGTTGAAGTTGGCACCCTTGCCGACAGGCGTACCACGAGTCAGCTTGAAGAACTTCTTCGGCTCCATAAGCTCACCGCTAACGATATGCCGAAGCTCTCGGTTGTTCGGGTTGTTGCCCTTCTTGAACTCTAGGTACTCGTCAAGCGTCAGGCCAGGGAGCGTCTTAACGGCAAGACAGTCGGCAGCAGCTCCAGAGTGTAGGTCGTCGTAGGGGATTTGTCCGAAGACTCGTGCGAACTCTGGGTCTCCTGAGAGGTCGCCAATAAGCACAAGCTCAACACCAGACCAGTCGGCGCTAAGAACAACATGGTCTTTTTCGTCAGGCTCGAAGTACGACCGGACATAGGCACTGTCTCCGTATTTTGCCAACTGCATGGCGTTAGGGTTCTGCATGGCCATACGACGGGTCGCAAGCATGCTGTTGATGTTCGGATACACCCGACCAGTTTCTGGGTCAATCAGCAGAGTATAGGGGGTGATGTAGAGCTTCACCGCCTGTTCCACGCCGCCCATCTTGCCCATCAGGTGCAGCAGCTTGAGGGCTTTATCGTTGCCTTCCTGCTCGAAGGTCATAGCCACACGGCCCCGAGCTTCGGCATCCGACGCCACCTTGTTGCTGATACGAACGGGCTTGTGGCCGAGAAGATCATAGAAGATCACTCGGGCAGTCTGCCAGTAATTGATGTTGAGACGACCGTTGCCTTCGATGCCCGCCCACTGGTTGCCAATGGGGTTGGACACTTGGGTGACCATTTCAAAATCATCGTCGCTGTCAGGACTGTTGGCCCAATCCTCGATCTGCTTACGCTTCTTCCTCCACGCCTTCACGTAGTAGGGCTGCAGACGCATCATTTCAGCGTTTGGCTGATCGTCGAAAGGCAGCAATTCCTTGAGCGCAGCCTTGATCTCTCGCAGAAGCTGAGCGACGTTCTGCCTCTCAAGCTGCTGTCGCTCGTAGACCGCATCGACATTGAGTTCCAGACCATCTACTGCCGCCTCTGCGTACACGTAGATCATCGGGTTCTCTTGCTTGAAGAACGTTACAAGGGCTTGCGGGGTCTCTGCCATCATCTTGTCGTAGAGATAGCGGAAGACACGCACACACCAGTAAGCGTCCTCGGCACCGTACTGGACGGTTTCGTCACCAGTCAGTTCGCCCATGTGGGCCTTGTCACCAAGAACCTGCTCGAACGTGGTCATATCGTAGCCGAAGATTTGCTTGACCAGCTTCTTGAGTCCGTAGCTCCACGCGATCTTATCAACGTAACCGTTGTAGCTGTGGCTGGCCTTGCTACTCTTGCCTGCCCACTGGCCGAACACGAAGCCCTGTTGCGAAGTCAGACGACGCTTGTGCTTCTTAGGATCGTAAGTGGCAAACTCTTCAAGAATGTCCCCGACAAGCGGCTTAATGTTGAGAATGGGGGTCTTGTAGAACTTGTTCAGGTCATAGTTATCAGGACCGTGGTGTGACACAGCCATCTGCATCGAGCAGACAAGGTTCGGAATCCAGATATTGAACCGCTGCTTGAACGTCGTGAGTTCGTAGGGAGCGTTATGGGCGATGCCCATAGCACCCTCAGGGACGTTGTCGAAGAACTGGTACACAAAGCTGTCAGGCAGACGATTCTCTTCGTCGGCGTGATTGAGGTTGACGTAGTAGGCTTTGTCGCTGCCTTCTACCCACCAAGAGAACCCGGTGCAGGTTGCTCGACGATGATCGAAGATAAGCTTCTTCTTCTTGATCTTCTTGATGCCATCATGTGCATTACTGTCTTCGGTCTCACAGTCGATGCCATAGACCTCGCACTCGCGTAGCTCACGGAAAGCTTCCATGATAACTTGCTCGTCAGTTCTCGCATCAATGAGGATAGTATTGATGTTCATATTAGGAATTGCTCCATATAGATTTCGGCGGCAGCATAGTTCTGCTTGCCAACCTTCATTGCAGAATCGATCTCGTCGTTAGGTACGTCCCAGAAACTATTCAGCTTCCAACAGAGTTTTATTTCCTCCCACAGTTCTAACTGAGTGTAGTTCTTCTGAACTGCTCCCGAAAACTTGTCATAGTGAGGAACAAACAACTGGTAATCATCAGTTTTAAGGGCCAGTATTAGCTCTCTCTGACGCTCTGGCTCAAGATACTCCCAAGCCTTAGCTCCGAATCCTTTCACTCCGGTAACGTTGTCCTTGCTCTCACCTACCAGTGCTTTGAACAGAAGACAAGAGTCTGGGGTAAATTTGTGCCACTTTTTTGACACGAGGGGAAGCAGACACTTATCGCTAAGCTGCCAGAAGTCACCATCGTTGGTCTCTACTGTGATGCTATGCTGAGTGTGAAACCTGCGAACAAGCGTACCGATAACATCATCCGACTCCCATCCTACCAACTCCATCTGAATGGTGGGCGTGAACGTCAGGATGCCCTTAGCGACATCGAAGAATGCCATCTTCGATTCCTCTTTGGGTCGTCGGTTCTGTTTGTACTTGGGGTAGATTTCTTTTCGTCGCTTGTTGGCGTATGGGCCATCCCAGACGATTATGGTGGTTTCCTGAGGGTTGCACAATCTATTGAACAACTGCCTGACAGGGTGGACACCGAAGCCCACCCTCTCAGTAGCTAGACGGTGCAGGAGATTGTTACCGTCTATGATTCTCATTGAGCGTTCCTTTCATCAAAGCGGCTCCAGACATCCTTCCAGTCGCCCTTGGTGGCTCCCTTCGAGTATTCCGTAGCACGGTTCTCGAAGAAGTTGGCATGCTCTACACCATTAAGCAGAGGAGACAGCCACGGGAGCGGGTGTTCCTCAATGCCATAGAGCTTAGGCAGACCCAACTGGCTCAGCCTCCAATCCATGATGTACCGGATATACCGCTTGATTCCCTGAGGGGTCATACCCTGGATCGGACCGAGTTCGAACGCCAGATCGATGAAGTTGTCCTCAAGCTGGATAGTCCGCTCTGCTTGGTCGATGATCCGCTCCTTCACGAGCGGGGTCAGGCACTGCCTCTCCCTGCAGAACTCATGGAAGAGACGGATGATGCCTTCGCAGTGCAGCGACTCGTCACGTACTGACCAGCTAACGATCTGTCCCATACCCTTCATCTTGTTGAAGCGAGGGAAGTTCATCAGCATGGCAAAGGACGCGAACAACTGCACACCTTCGGTGAAGCCACCGAACATGGCAAGCGTACATGCGATGTCCTCGTCGTTATCGACACCAAACTGCTGCATGTAGTTGTGCTTGTCAGCCATTGCTTCATACTCAAGGAACGCTGAGTATTCGCTCTCGGGCATACCAATCGTGTCGAGCAGATGAGAGTACGCTGCAATATGGATCGTCTCCATGTTGCTGAACGCAGTCAACATCATCTTGACCTCGGTTGGCTTGAACACACGACCGTACTTCTCGTGGTAACAGTCCTGCACCTCGACGTCAGCCTGAGTGAAGAAGCGGAAAATCTGAGTGAGCAGATTCCGTTCCTCGTTGTTCAGCTTATCGTTCCAGTCACGTAGGTCCTCACCCAGAGGCACTTCCTCAGGCATCCAGTGAATCTGCTGCTGCCTCTTCCAGAAGTCGTAGGCCCAGGGGTAGTGGAATGGCTTGTAGGTAAGGGTTGGTTTAAGTAGGCTCATTTAACAGTCTTCTTTCCGGTAGCTATTTGTTGTACGGCAGCTTTAGAGAGGTTGTACTTCTCTTCACAATCTCTCCTAGATAGGCCCTTCTTATTCAGGTCTTCTAATATTCCTAGTATTTCTTCATCAGTTATCAGTCTTCTGCGAACTATGGGGCCACCAACTTGGGGCAGAAACCTCCCTCGGGCTAAGGCTCTGATATGCTGAGATGAAACACCAAATTCATTGGCCAAATCTTTGGCGTCCTCTTTTCCAGCAAATCTTTCTCGAATCTCAATAACCTGTTCATCAGTAAGTCGCCTGGCACCAAAATGCCTCCCTTTAGATGCCATATCTTCCATATTATCCTTATGGTTGCCTAGAAAAAGATGCTTAGGATTTACACATTTGGGGTTGTCACAACGGTGACAGACGAACAATCCCTGAGGTATAGCCCCGTTATGCCACTCCCAGCTAACCCGATGGGCGTAGTATTTTCGACCTATTCCCCCCAAGGTCGTGCCAATCATGCCATAGCCTGCACTGTGGCGACAGGCCGTCCACTCCCAGCAGGAATCGGGTTCTGGTCCTTTTGTAATTTTGGACCAGAACCTTTTCTCGCGCTCTTCAGTTCTCTCGTACATATTGAGTTGAGTATATGAAAAGTGTTAGGTTGTCAAGTGCACGATAGGCATTCTTCATAGTTAGTGGGGGGAGCAACGTACACCTGCTCTCGCTCCATCTTGTTATCAGAATCCACGCCTCCTGCAAACCCTGCGCGCTGCACAGACTTCGACCGGAGGTAGTAGAGGCTCTTGATGCCCCGACGCCATGCGTCGAAGTGAAGCATCATAAGGTCCCACTTGTCGCAGTCACCTTCGATGAACAGGTTCAGTGACTGAGCCTGATCGATCTTGTCCGCACGGTCACCTGCAAACTCAAGCAACCAACGCTGGTCAATCTCGAAGCTGGTCTTGAACACAGCTTTCAGGTGATCATCCATCCAATCGAGGTGCTGAACAGAGCCGTTGTTCTCAAGGATGCTGTTCCACTGCTTCTCGTATTCAGACTGATGATACTCCTCACGGTCGCCGCACAGGTTATTGACGTAGTCCCAAATCACCCGATCAAGATACTTGTTCTTGACTACAAAGGACCCGCTCAGGGTTTTGTGGGTGTAGATGTTCGCAGGGATTGGTTCAATACACGCAGAGGTCCCACCGGCAATGATGCTGATGCTTGCAGTTGGCGCGATAGAAGTCTTGCAGGAGAAACGCTCATGTTTCCCGGCGTCAGCCGCGTCGGGACAAGGCCCTCTTTCGTCTGCAAGGATTCGGCTAGCTTCATTTACCTTCCCCTGAATATATGAGAACACCCGCAGGTTAAATCCCTTAGCGAGGGCGCTCTCGAAGGGGATTCGCTTTGATTGCAGGTAGCTATGGAATCCCATAGTGCCAAGGCCCACGCTGCGCTCACGCATAGCAGAATACTTAGCCCGTGCCATGCTGTCAGGTGCCCGCTGGATATAGTCCTCCAAGACATTGTCGAGAAAGCGCATAACATCAAGAATAAAGCGAGGGTCATCTTTCCATTCATCCCACTTCTCCAAGTTCAGGGACGACAGGCAGCACACAGCAGTCCGGTCATTGCCCAAGTGGTCATAGCCTGTGGGGAGGGTAATCTCCGCACAGAGGTTAGAGGTAGACACCTTGAGACCAAGGTCCTTGTGGTGCTGAGGCATGTTGTCATTCACATGGTCGATGAAGACCATGTACGGTTCGCCCGTAGCCAGCCGTGTCTCTACCATCTTCTGGAAGAGAGAACGTGCGTTGATCATCTTGCGTGTCTCACCACTCCTAGGGGAGACAAGTGCAAAGTCTACGTCATCCATCACAGCCTGCATGAACTCGTTGGTGATCAAGACACCGTGGTGTAGGTTCAGGCTCTTACGATTGAAGTCACCGCTTGGCTTACGGATTTCCAGAAATTCTTCAATCTCTGGGTGACTGACATCGATGTAGACAGCGGCTGATCCCCGCCGAAGACTGCCCTGACTAATAGCCAGAGTGAGGCTGTCCATGACGTTAATAAAAGGGATGATGCCCGAGGTAGTACCATTGAGGCCAACAGGCTCCCCAATGCCACGAACGTTGCCCCAATAAGTACCGATGCCGCCACCGCGCGAGGCAAGCCATACGTTCTCATTCCAAACAGACACAATTCCATCAAGGGAATCATCAACGCTATTGAGATAACAACTGATTGGAAGTCCACGTTCGCTTCCTCCGTTAGACAGAATGGGGGTGGCGGGCATGAACCACAGTTGGCTCATGTAGTCGTACATACGCTGTGCGTGTTCGTCGTTGTCGCTGTAGGCTTCTGACACTCGCACGAAAACATCTTGGTAGGTTTCACCGGGGAGGAGATACCGGTCAGTGAGGGTCTCTTTCCCGAAGTCAGTCAGCAGATCATCACGGCTAGGAACCGAGGTAATTGTCATGTAGTATTTTCCTTATCTTTATATGTTTGAGGGGAACCCCAAGGCATAACCTCAAGGCTCCCCTCAGTCAAGCGGTGATAAGGGGTTATTACGCTTCTTCGAAGTTCAGAACACCCCACTCGTAGTCGGCATTCGACTTGGCCTCATGGGTCACCTTCGTGCGAACAACTCCGCTCAGGGTAACACCGTCAGGACCAACCTGAACCTTACCGGCATTGATCAGGCTTGCAAGGAAGCTCTGGAATCCGCCGAAGCCAGTGATCGAAGTGGTGTAACCCAGCTTCGTACCTGCCTCAATCGTGGTCTTGCCCTGAGTGACGTCCTCGACATTGGTCATGAGGATGTCAGCACCACGGTACGGGTTCTGCGGCTGAGTGCTACGGCCATTGGCCTCTGCCATAGCTACCGTCCAAGCCTGTCCGGTGCGCGACTCAGTGCGCCCATCATAGGTCTTGATGTACTCGTACTTGTTGCCGGGGAGCGAAATACGCAGACCCTGGAACAGTTTGACGTTGGAGAAATCGATGTCCACCTCGACTTCCTGCAGGACTGCCTTGTCGTTCTTGTCGAGCTTGAAGCCCGTGTCCTTCACTGCAATCCACTTGTCGGGGCTGAGACCGCCCGACTGGAGGAAGCTAGTGAGCGACATATCGACACCAGCGTTAGCAGGAGCAAGGGCACCACCCTCCGAGGTCGTAGCGACGTCGGTTCCAGTGGTTTCATTTGCCTTAGCTTCGGCTGCGGCGATGGCGTCTTCGATCTGGGTACTCATAACTAGATATTCCTTATTCGATTAGTTGATGTTTGACTCGGTAACGCTTACTGCTGCGTCAAAGAGCCGTTCCTTGTGAGCCTCGATGCCCTCAAGGAAGTTCGGGGCGTGAGTAGGCAACGCAGCAAGGCCGGTTCCTACCCCATCCTTCGGCCAGCATACAACCCCACCCTTGGACAGGTGTTCGTGCAGCTTGTCGAAGGCTTCCACGACAGGCACACAGTACCTGGCTGGATTCTGGTACACAAGCTCGTCAGTGATGATTTGGCTTGGCGAAACTTTTGTCGGGATACCTACGGCGTTCTTACAGCCTCGGGCTTCTTTCGCTTGGCCACCGTACCCGGCGCGGGCGAGGTTATCTCCAAAGACGAAGAGGACATCGGGGTTTGCTGTAATGAGTTCTCGCGTGTATCGTTTGACAATTATTACGCGGCCATTTTTGTTCATAGAGCTAGGTCCAAGATTCTTTCGTAAAACGTTGAAGCCCTCTCATAGACGGGTGCCATATCATTGTCAACATGAAAAATGTCTAGGCGAGGATTTTTTAATTCACGAGCAGATTGAATGTGTTTCTCCCTGTCGTCGTAGAAGGTATAAGTGTTCTCAGGGTGCCTGTCAAGCAGCATTTCCAAGACCTGTCCCTTGGGCAGGTGATCGACGTGCATGATCTTCACAGGCAGGTGTCGTTCCTGAGGCAGGTGGTCGATAAGGAACTCATGCAGACGGGTGACAGCAAAGCGGTCGCTGCGAGCGGTAAGGATGTGGTAAGGGCCTTCATAGACCTTCTCAAACATCGGTCCAGTCTCAATGGGGATGCAGGACTGCCACAAGACTGCTTGCATGCAGATGTAGTGGGCTGACTTGGCACTCTCCCCTCGCAGGTCCAGACCCAATTCCCGAGTCACGGCCTCAACCAGTCGCCGAGACTTGTATCCAAGAGGGAGGTTGAACAGACCCTCTTCCAGAGGATCAGCGAGGACGCCATCGAAGTCGAAGATGTTCACATGGGGCATTGGTAGTCTCCTTATATGTATATTATATATTTTTAGAAAGCTCCACGCGACCTAAAAAATATAACAAGTTTACAACTTATACCTAAAGTAGGTCCGAAAGACGGTTGCTGATCATCGCTTCTCGCAGCTCAGCACCTACTTTTGGCACATAACGATCCTTAAACGAACCAAATTGGTTATTTTCACCGAGCAAGAGGTTCGCCATTCGCTCTGCCTCTGTCCATTCCAGCGGGCCAATCTCGACAGAAATATCAAATCGACCGCTGCGAACCAGAGCCGGGTCCAGCTTCTCAGGGCGGTTCGTCGTGGCAAGAGTGATCAAACCGTGCGGTGTGAGAAAGCCATCCAGCACATTAAGCAGGGTGGACAGAGAGATACCCTCAGAGTCAGAGTCCCTCGCCACGTTAGCTTTCACTGCATCGATGTCTTCAATCACCAGAAGGGACTTCTGCCAGTCCCTGCGAGCGCCAATAAGCTCCATCAACTCAGCCTCATTCTCTACGCCCGACAGGTTCAGGAACATAATGTCCCTGTCCAGAGCCGAAGCCAGCGCATGAATCAGACTGGTCTTGCCAGTACCCGGTGGTCCCTTGAGCATGATGCCCAAGTGGTACGGCATGCCCTTGAGGCGGTACTCTTCCTCTCGATTCTCGAAGCTCTGGATATCCTCCAGCAGCTTGTCCTTGATACCGTCGTTGGTGAAGACACTTTCCATAGGACGGGGCTGCAGGAAGCCGTGGCCGTGCCACGCCGCATGCATGTTACGCCGCAGTTTCAGCCTCTTGATCTTGCTGTGCTTCTCAATCTCCTTCGTCAGTTCGTTACAGAACTCGGTCACTCCCTTGTTGCCAAAGCCCAAGAAGGTGATAGTCAGGGTCTCTTTGAACCGTTCGGTAGCACTACTCTCTTCCATACTCCGATGGACGATCACAGGCTTTCCTCGGTACTTACCCCAGTGACGACCGAAACCAATGGCCATTCCCTGATAGACGTCGATGTCCTTACACTGGTCCTCGTCCCACACCGTGATGTTCTCATAGGTGAAGTCTCTGGACCACTTATCGGACACCATTGTTTCAGTGACCATCTTGTTTACGTAATAATATTCCTCCTGATCGGAACGAAACGTAAGGTCATAACTCACAAAGTGCTTGACACTGTCCCAGATTCTGATGGGGACGTTGCGAGCAGCGTAGGTCAGAGCGGTGGCAGGGGCCGCTATCAACGCCCCCTGCGCAAACTCGTTCGTCTTGATCAGTTCAACTACCGTGTCGATCATTAGCTCAGTCCTTTCACGTCGGTCATGACCGTCTCGGTCAGCTTCTCTTTCTTGACGACAATCTTTCGCACCTTCTGGTCCACCGAGTTGGCGTACTCCAGGAAGTAGATCATCAGGTTCTCGTCGCGGGCCTCACGCTCGCCACGCTTAATGGCCTGCTCCACGTTCGAGTCACTGTACGACAGCGAAGTGAACACAATCACCTTGGTTCGCTGCCAATTCCAGCCGGTGGCCGCAACAGCAGGGGTAGCACAGATCGCATCAAGCTCACCGGCATTATACGCTCGGTCAATCTCGACTCGCTTCTCGTGGCTTACGCCGCCGTGCATCACACCGACTTTGAGACCCTGCTCTCGCAGAAGCTCCGCATTGGCTTCGACCTCTTCCGGCATCGAACCGAAGACGACCATGCCCTCTTGGGCGAGACCCTCAAGGTACTCATGCTTGGCAGTCCGCTCCTTGATGTCGAAGATGTGCGGGCAGTTAATGATCTGCCGAGCGCGCATCGTGGCAACACCAGGGTTGCTTCCATCGAGGAACATACCATCAAGCTCGACACAAGCCATTTCGTCGAACTCATTGTACGCCTCAGCCATCTTGGGCTTCATCGTCAGGTCGTCCACGACTTCAATGTGTCGCTTCTCCTCACCGTGGACTTCTACCCATGTATGGATAACGCCGTGGCGGTTGAAGATTTCAGTAACCTTCTCTTCGTTCTGCCAATAGAGAACCTTGCCGTAGTCGTCGATAAACCCGGCATGCTGGTTCTGGAAGCCGATGTAGCTGCCGTAGTACTGCGGGCAGACAATGTGGATTGCGGTGAAGCACGAGTCCAGTCGGCCATCAATCGGGGTGCCGGTGCAATAGTAGAACCCTTCGGTGCGATCCATCAGGGCGTAAAGCTCGACGCTTGCCTTCGAATTATACGTCTTGTAGCCTTCATGTCCTTCGTCAATAATGACCAAGTCAATCTCAGGGTGGTACTCGACCAGTTCTTCCCAATAGTTCTTGAGAAAGGTGAACCCTACAAGGAATACTTTGATTTCGGGGTCGCGGATATAGTTGATATACCCCGTTTCTTGGCATGCCTCAGGCACACTCTTCCGCTTACGGGGGCCGAGGGTCTCGTCCACACGCTCGATCACCTTCACCTCATGGTCCTGAAACCCCGAGAAGCGAAGCACCTCAAGCCGGTTCTTGTCCCGAAGGTGGTTCGGCTGAACAATGATGGTCTTCTTTTGCTTCTTCGACCAGTAGTACCATGACAGGGCACAAAACGTAGGCGTCTTGCCCGTGCCGGGTTCCGAAAAGTTGAAGCTGCGGGGGTTGGCGATAGCGACCGCAAGGTCATCTACTTGATAGTCGCGAAGGGTTTCCATGAGAACTCCTAGTTTTGGGTTTAGATCAGAGATATAAATGAGGGAGAGGCTGGCACCTCTCCCTCGAACAGCGCACTTAGCTGCGGGATGTTTCTCCTCGCATCAGAATCAGGAACACGAAGGCGGCAAGCCAGTTCCAGAACGTGATGTCGAGACCTTCACCTTGGAACATTGTGCCTACGGACCAGAGTAGGAGCGCGGGGCCAATGAAGATGAAGAAGAGTACGACGACAACGAGTAGAGCGATTTTAGTAAGGTCTGTCATAATTATCCTTTAATGTTGACGATCTGACGAAGCGTGTGAACAACCTCAACTAGATCAGTTTGAGCGGACATCACTGCATCGATATCCTTATAGGCGGAAGGAGTTTCGTCCAAGGTAGACGCATCCACCCGAGCTTCAATTCCTTCCAGAGCTTTGGCGTGGTCCTCAAGGGATACCTGACGCTTAGCTTCTGACCTCGACATTACACGACCAGCGCCGTGGGAGCAAGAACAAAAACTATCCGCATTGCCAAGGCCACGAACGATGAACGACTTGGCTCCCATCGAACCGGGGATGATGCCCATGTCGCCCTCACGAGCGCGGACAGCACCCTTACGGGTCACCCACACGTCCTCGCCAAAGTGGTGTTCACGTTCAGCGTAGTTATGGTGACAGTTGATGGCCTTCGCATCAAGCGTGAACGGGACTGGAAGGACGTCTCGAAGGGCCTGCAAGGTTCGATCAAGCATAATCTCTCGGTTAATCGAGGCGAAATCTTGCGCCCAAAGCATGGCTTCAACATAGTCATCAAAGTTCTCCGTGTGTTCGACGAGATAAGCCAAGTCCCCGTTAGGGAGATAGCTAGTGATGCGATACTTTTCAGCTTCTTCCTTCGCCTTGTCGATGAAGTAGCGCCCGATAGCGTTGCCTACGCCTCGACTGCCACTGTGAAGCATGACCCAGACTCGGTCTTCAAGGTCAAGGCAGACTTCGATGAAATGATTTCCTCCACCAAGGCTTCCAAGGTGGTTGTAGGAATTACTCTTTCCGATTTTAGGATGTCTGTCAGTGATCTTCTCAAAACGTCCTTCAAGGTCGTGCCTCCAGCGACTTGCAACTGAGTTAGGTACGATTGACCAGCCGCCTTTGTCGTGGTTTTGCTTTCCATTTCCGGTGCGTCCATGAGGAACCTTCCTTTCGATTGCTGCTCGGATATGCCCGAGGCTGTCTGGTAGATCGTTGGCAGTGAGCGTAGTACGAACTGCACACATACCGCAGCCGATATCAACACCCACCGCACTAGGGATGATAGCCTTCTCAGTAGCGATTACACTACCGACCGTCGCCCCGTAACCGAGGTGGACATCGGGCATTCCTGCCACGTGCTTGAAGATCACAGGCAGAGCCGCAGTCTCATACAACTGCTGCATCGCCTGAGGCTCGAACTCAGCATGAGAGTTCCAGAGCTTGAGGTTCTTCCCGCCGAGCGGGTTTTCTACATAACTATACGACATTCAATTCTACCTTTCTAGGGGCCAACTTGCCCTCCCATTCAATTTTACGATTAGGGTCAGTCTGTTTAATGGGATACCATCCCCAGTCTTCATCAAACTGGCCAATATAAGGCCCTGCGAGCCACTGACCAAGAGCCAGCTTCGCACTCAGTTCGTTGGTGAAGAGGCGGGGGACGTTGCCCTCACTGCCTCTCTTAGCAACATCTTGTATAGTGTTTTTGCCTTTGGTCTTGGACCACGGAATGTAGTACTCAAGGTCCTCTGTTGCGATTATATACACGAGATTTCCTTTCTAGATTGGGGTGAAGTGGGGAATCGAACCCTCTCCTGCCGGGTCACATCCGGCCATGCTACCAATAACACCAACAACACCATGATAACCCGCGTGACTGGGAGCCTTGCGTCAACAGCAGCGATTCTCTGGGCCAATCTTGCTCGTCAAGGCACTACCCTATCGGACACAGAGGATTGTACCGCAATCGTCGGGGTACAACTGTCAAACCAGTCGGGCAAGAACACGGTTAGTAGCCGCCTCACTCGGTTAATCTGGCGCTCCCAGCCCCTCCTCGGAAACTGGCAGAAGTGTAGGGATTCGAACCCTAGCGGTATGGTTTTGGAGACCAACCGACACAACCTGCGCTCACTCCTATGGTCTAGGTAGAGAGATTCGAACTCCCGTCCCCGTGGTCCCAAACCACGTGCTTTAGCCACTAAGCTACACCTAGACTGGCTGGTAGTACTGGACTCGAACCAGTCTCGTTCCTGATTAACAGTCAGGTGCCATCACCCGGACGACTCACTACCATTGAATTTGTTTGAAATGTTGGTTGCGGGAGCGGGATTTGAACCCGCGTATGTCAGCGGTTATGAGCCGCCCGAGATAACCTGACTCCTCTACCCCGCAACAGGGTGATGGGGGGAGTGTTAGTTAGTCCCGCCATCCTTCACGCATGGGATGTCGCACCCATGCGGGAGTATTGGGTCGGTGACTAAGGCCACCCCAACCGTCTGCGTCAGCGATGTTATTCAGCACGTTACGCATTTTCTAACTCCAATAGGTTGGTTGGGCCGAAGGTGGTTCACCGCGATCATGAAGGAGATTGAGGTCCTTCGGCCCGATGGATGATCATATAGACGAGCTATTTTTTCTTGTCAAGCCACTTCTTGATGGCCTCTTCCGCTACCTCTTCCAAACCAGCGCCACCATTGTACCAATACAACAGAAGCTGAGGCTTTTCCGAAGGAGGAACTACGGCGGCGAACCCGTAGGAGTCTACTGTCAGTAGGGATTCTATGCTGTAGTAGTCTCCCCCGACGGCTACAAGGGTCAGGTTCAGACGTTCACCAGCTTCGTAGGCATCCTCATCTTCGAGAAGCTCTCCTTCAAACTTGGTGAAGGTCCCATAGAAGAATTCCATTTCACTCATTGATAATCTCCATCAAATCGACAGGCTTGAAGTCCGTCTGTTCCAGACTTACGCAGCGATAGCGTTCGTCGGGACATTTCAAATCCTCAGGAAGGAGGTAATCCCCATCCTGATACCTGTCATCTACCTGCACTTGATACTCATGCAGGTGACCATGTACATTAAGCTTCCAGCGCCCCATGCTCTGGGGATGGATCGGAATGTGAGACATGATCAGGTCGTGCTTCGGCTTCACGATGTAAGCTCTTATGTCCTCGAAGTGAGGGAGATAGTCTTTGAGCTTGAAGATATCGTGATTCCCTTTTACTAGTACCTTCTTTCCGTTGCATCGTGATATGGTTCCTACGTGTCTGCGGTTCATGCACAAGTCTCCGAGGACGTACACACGGTCCTGCGGAGCTACAAGGCTGTTCCAGTTTTCGATGATTGCTTCGTCGTGTTCTTCAATCGTATCCCACGGTCGAAGCTTTGCCATTAGTTGGTGGCCGAAGTGCGTGTCAGCCGTGACCCACGTTCGCTTTGACATTTAGATTTCCTTTCGCCTCTGCCAAGAGTTGGTCGTGCATCTGCTTGGCGGTGCTGTTGTGCCACTCCTTCATAGCACTGTAGCCCTCTTCAAATGCTGCCTTGAGCATCAGGGCCTGTTGCTTGAGTTTTGTATCGTTTCTCATGCTGCTTTCCTTGAAATGATCGTCAAACCAAAATATACCACACCAACCGAGCCTGTCTGCACCTTTCTCAGAAGTTCCGAAGTGAATGAACCCGCAGCTGCGCCCTGCTTCTGGCTTATCACTAGTTTCCGCGTCGTAACAATAGACTCTGCCATACTTAGGATGATAGAACCACCCCGGAATTTTTTCATGAAGTTTCATCAGACTTCCTTTCTAGGCTCAAGAGTGTAGGTGCCATCACCGTTGTCGGTCCAAGTCACACTCTTCATTTCGCCCCACTCTTCAACAAGTTCAAGAGGCAGACGCAGATACGGCATACCATCTGCGTCCTTGTCTACCCATTGGCTATAATGTGGTCCTTGTCTCATAACTTTTTCCTTTCTGAAACTCGACCCAAAATCTTCTGAAAAATTTTAGCAAAAATCTGGATGCCCCTGCTGGATTCGAACCAGCGTTAAGAGCTTCAAAGGCTCCGGTCCTACCACTAGACGAAGGGGGCAGTAATTGGATGCCCGCCAAGGGTTCGAACCTTGAATAGCTGATTCAGAGTCAACCGTGTTACCAGTTACACCAACGGGCATTATGGTCCTCCGGGTGAGATTCGAACTCACGATCTACCTCTTATGAGGAGGCAGCTTTCGACCGCTAAGCTACCGGAGAGTCTGGAGCGGATACCGAGATTCGAACTCGGACCATCAGCTTGGAAGGCTGTTATGCTGCCGTTAAACACCATACCCGCTCAATTTCTAACTTGCGAACGATACCTAGTGTCTCTCTCATGAGTGACTCTTCGGTGACAGTTCGCACACCGTATCTCACACTTGGCTATTTCTTCCTTCACCTTTTTAAGTGACCTATAGAGGCTGGTAGCTCTAGCCATAGTAAACTTTTTCTCGCCCCGCACATGATCGAAGTCCAGAACTATTGGGTCGTCCTCCTCACAATCTACACAGGGATTATTGCTCTTATAGTCCCAGATAAACTGCTTCACCTTTAAGCGACCCTCTGCTCTCTCCTTATTAACTTTTTCTCTTCTGCTATCCTTATTCTTATGATACCAGTCTAATGCGGCTTGTCGCTGCTTCTCTTTATCTTTGTATGCCATGCAATTGCATTACAATAAGTTCTAGTCTCAGTCAAGAGAACTTGAACTAAAACGTGGCGCGAACGAAGAGATTTGAACTCTCGTCTCCTCGCGTGACAGGCGAGTGCTTTAGGCCGCTAAGCTACGTTCGCAAAACTTGGTGGATCGTCAGGGATTCGAACCCTGACTTTCGGCTTGCAACACCGACGTGCTCCCGTTAACACTAACAACCCACTATTCTGGCGCGGAAAGATGGAATCGAACCACCGACACGCGAGGCTTCAACTCGCTGCTCTACACACTGAGCTACTTCCGCAATTCAAATACTTAAATCTATCTCTGTCCCATTTCCATCTTCAATATCTTTTTTAACTTTAGCTACCATTCGCAGCAGCTCTATCTTCGAGAGTTTATGCCCCTCTGGTCCTAGAGTGACGTGAATGTATTCACCCTGCCTCTTGCGAACGACTACTGTGTCCATGTCTGCCATAACGGTCTCCTAATTGGTGCCGGATCAAGGACTTGAACCCTGTTCTTCTGCTTACAAGGCAGCTGCATCACCATTATTGCTCATCCGGCATTAAACTTGGAGCGCCCGGCAGGACTCGAACCCGCATCTTCCTCCAGTTACCTTACTCTTCGTTCGTAGCGAAGGTGGTTACGGACGCATTAAACTGGTAGCCACTGAGAGATTTGAACTCCCGACGCCCTGCGTGTAAAACAGGCGCTCTACCCCTGAGCTAAGCGGCTATGTTTGGTCGTCCCAGAGGGATTCGAACCCCCGACACAGCGATTATCGGTCGCTTGCTCTGGCCAGACTGAGCTATGGGACACTGAAACTCTTTTACTCTCCTATTTAATTCTTGGTCCCCCCGAGGGGAATCGAACCCCTATTCCAACATTGAAAGTGTCGTGTCTTAGCCATTAGACGACGGGGAGTCATCTACTGCCAAGAACAAACTTCAATTGTGGATTGAGGGTGTTGTTACTTAGACTAGTAGATTCAGGCTTGCTGAATCTCTCGTTCGCGCACGACGACGCCACCGCGTGTCGCGGCTCCGGTCATATCAATAAAGGCGAACTGGCTAGTCATAGTCTGGTCCATATAGACGAGGTTTAATCGTCTGTCAATAGCCTAAAATCCTCTTCAGGATATTTTTTAATGTGCGCTTCGGCCTCGGTCAGAGATTCAAAGCCTTGAGTGAGCCTTCGGTTACTGTCGCATATAGTCCTGTAGGGCATCAAGGCCCATGCTGGGATAACATTGTTCCAACTCATGATTTTCCTTTCCAAAAATAGTGGAGCGCCGAGTCGGGATCGAACCGACATGTTCCAGCTTTGCAGGCTGGCGCGATTTCCAAATCCGCCACCGACGCTTAGTTTAACTGGTAGACCTGTCGGGACTCGAACCCGAATCTCTCAACTTAAAAGGATGGCGCACTCACCTATTGTGCTACAGGTCTACGGTTGTCCCGATGGGATTCGAACCCATGTCTCGTCCCTTATGAGGGGAGGGCACTAGACCACTGTGCTACGGGACGCTCGTTTATAGTTCTTATGGTATTCGTTATTCGCCTTTCGGCACAAATCGCATTTACAATGCCGGTAACCCGAAAGCGTACCGTGTCTCCACCGCTGTAATCCTTTCTCATGGATTGACTTAGTTTCATGGCAATATCGGCAACGTAGGACACATTTCTCTATCTCTCTCGCTAACCTATCATTGGCCATTGAAGAGAAGGCTTTAGCTATGTCAAAGCTCTTCGAGGTTCTATCCTCATGATCAAATTCCAGATCGTCTTTAGAGTTACAGTCTATGCATTGCCCACCCAGCTTTTCAATAGCTTCCGATCTACGACGATGATACCGCTTCAACATATAGTCAGCCATGTAGGCGTTATATTCTTCTCGGGTCTTTTTCATAGTAAAGCATATAGATTTTTAATTTTAGATTGTCAAGAGTGGTAGACCCATCCGGACTTGAACCGGAATCTCGCTGATTAAGAGTCAGGCGCACGACCAATTGTGCTATGGGTCTAAACTGGAACCCCGAGTGGGATTCGAACCCACATTTTCAACTCCATTACCGATAATAGGGTAGAAGCCTAAACGGGTTATCGGGGTTCATACTTATTCTTTTTCTAGCTCTTCAAGCTGCTGCCTGAGGCGTTCTTTCTTCCTCTGTTTCTCTTCCTCTGACTTCTTCTTTTCCTCAGCCTGAGACTTCTCGAAGTCCTCCTTAATTCTCTGACTACGGAGCGTCTCGTCCCTAACAAACAGTTCTATTGGAATTTGGACATCTTCGTAGTTGTAACAGGACCTAGCGGAGGTATCGTTTCTAACAGTAACATGGTGCCCGTATTCCTCCCAAGACTCCACCCCGTAGGCAGTATGCCACCCACGGATGGCGTAGTATTCATTAAATACCTGTTCAACAAGCTCGTCCGTCAGGAAATTATCATCGACCTCTCCTGTTCCGTGACACGTAGGACAGTCCATTTTTACCTCCACTCTAATTTTTGATACTACATGACATATCATGTGTAATTGCGCAATTAGACCTGATATGTCATGTATGCTGAAACAAGAAAGGGGCCGCAATCGCGACCCCTTCCCACACACAAGTCGTTGCCGACTTAAAAGCGGATACCGAGGCTAACCAGTCCTGCATGTTTTCCTGCACCTGCTTCGAAGTCAGTGTAGCGGTACTCCGCTCCGACGAAGGTGTTGGTGCTGATGTTGTATTCGAGACCGCCACCGACACGGAGACCGTCAAGCTCGCGGCTGAAAGCATCGCGATAGTTGGCGTAGCCAGCTTCGCCATAGACCATCACCTGATCGAAGGTATAACCGAGACGGGCCGAGGCACCGATCTCACGCTCGTCTTCGAACACGTTGTCCACAGTTGCTTCGACACCAACAATGGCGTCGCCCAGCGGAATGTTCACACCAGCGTTAGCACCATACACAACGTCGGTCGTGTCGGGACGACTGGTTACATCATCGAAACCTGCCGTAGCCGCGACATAGATGCCACCAAAGTCGTTGGCACTTGCCTCAGCGGGCTGACATGCTGCTGCAAGAGCGATACCTGCGGCGGCGATCAGGACAGTAAACTTACGCATTCTAGTATTCCTTTACATGGTTGAACTAAGTGCCGAGTTCTGTTTCAAGGCCCCGGCTGGCCCATGCATTCAGCCCTTAGGCTGCGATGCGAAGTGCAGTTTCCTGCGAGTTATCATTTGCGGTTGTTTTCCGAGCTTTTCAAGGCAGCAACGCCTATAGTCTCATAACCTTCTCTCTGCTCCGTCGATTCCCATATCACCCACATAACTGGTGTAGGTGCCGGGGTTTGAACCCGGGTCCGTGAGGTTCGATAATGTTAGTCACCGACTATTCTTTAATCTCTTTAATGATTCTCCATCCCTTCCACTCTCCACGCTTAGGCCCAGCGGTGCTGTTTCTGTACGCAGCGTATAAGTTACTCCAGCGTTTTCCCAAAGAGCGAGAGAATTTATAGCTACTCTCAACTATGATTTTAGTTCTATCGGGTTTCTCGACCAGCCACTTCTTTCTATTGTGGCCTCCGATATTCGAGTTACCTCGGTTAGCGTGACCATTTCCTCCAGCGGAAGACCTCTTCACGTTGTAGTACCGTACTGTCCCCTCTCGAACGTTGGTCGAGGTCAATAGCTCATGCGAGTCTATCTTGTCAAGCCATTTTTGTTCTGCGGCTCGTACGTCTTGTGTGTCCCCCTCTACAAACTCCAAGACTCGGAACCTAAATGTCTCGGGTCTTTTACTATACGCGGCCATCATGGTTTTGGATGAGGACACGTAAGAATCCTCGGGTTTTCCTACGTGTCCTCCCACATAATACCAGCCTAGCAGAGTGTCCCACCAGATGTATATGTATCCAATTTTATTCATAAACGCAAATTAGTTTAAGTTTGCGTTTATGTCATGTCAACCGTCGTCAACCTCTTTTATCTCAACTCCGTCCAGAGCAATTTCAAAGTCGGGGTACTTTTCCTTGAGCCGAACGATGCGATTGATCGACGACCCGAGTGCGCTCTTACTCGCACACCGACGAACATTCAGCAACTTATTGGCACTGTCGCTCTTGAACTCTTCTGAGATATCAAGATAGTGACCGTCGTAGGTGATCCTACAGATACCCATATCGAACCGAAGGTGAATCCGGTCCGTTCTCCAGTTGACGAAGATAAGCTGCACCGGCAGGCCGGTCTCGTTTCTGCCGGGGTAATCCTGAACGAGGATAACCTCCTGCATGCTCTCTGGGTAGGCTCCACCGTTTTCGTCCATGTCGGCAAGATCAGCGAGGCCATAATGGCAATTTCCGAAAGCGTCGGGAACTTCCCCACCCAGTAGCTTGAACAGACCCCAAGCCTCCTGCTCTCCGCCTGCTTCGATGAAGATATCGATGTCCTTGACAGGCACACCATGATAGAGGTCTCGAAGGGCACCACCAGAGATTACTGCTGAGGGGCACACGTTCTGGATATCATCCAGAACGTGCAGCCAGCCTACTGGAATGTCGTGGACATCAATCATCGGTCAGTCTCACGCCACATTCTTCAAGCTTTTCAGCGAGAAGCTCCGAGGAATAGCCCAGCATCCTAGCCAGCTTGTCCAGCTTAGTTGGTTGGAGCTTCCTGATAAGCTCCTGTGATCGATGCACGATCATCCTACCTTTAGCAGCCTCTTGGATAAGGTGCCACATTTCCTGAACGACCTCCTCCGAGAACTCTGGGTCCTCTTTAACGTTGCGAACAATCCACTTGGACCCGCAATTGCAACTACCGTCGGCTCGCCAAAACCTGTTGGACTCTCCGTGAGGGGTGTCTTCGGTGGTAAACGAGTAGTTAAGCGCGGCCCTGTTGGCAATGCTGTCCAGCTTCATAGGGACTACCTCCCCGGTTTCGGGGTGGTAGGCTTCAATTGCTTTGGTCAGGTCAACTTTCATATTGAATATCCTTTCAGTTTCAGACACTTAATGGTAATTTGTCGGGCAATAATAGCGTTGAGAGGAGAGGCCCGCTGACCTTCATACTCACACTCCGCAATGTCCCGCTGCATTTGAGCAGACGTGGTGCCGGGTCGAGTGACCTGAGTAGTAGCACAGGCACCCAACAGCAACACCAAGGGTATTAACTTAATCATCACGTTCTCCTTCATAAAGCTCAAGACAGATACCGAAGCGAGGCACACCATCTGGTGTCAGCTCGAAGTACCTTACTTTTGCATAAGCAAAATCTCTTCCCATGAGACCTTCGGCGTACTCTCTGGTTCCTTTAACACCTGCGCCAAACTCTTTGTTGTTAGCGGCTCGGCAGACGACCGATTTAATCGCCCCAGACCAATTGCCTTCGCCCTCAACCATGCGAAGCACCGGGAATTCTGCATCAATAAAGTCCTTTCGCTTGAGCAGATACTTGCTCCGTTTCTGCTCGTAAGGCTTGTCGAGACGGAGCATCGAACCTTCGTAGCCAGCTTCGACACATTTACCGTGGAACTCATTGAACTGCTCGACACTCCCAATGGTCAATGTAGTCACCTTCCAGATCGGAAAGTCCCCGTCCAGCTTCTGTCCCAGATCACCCATAGCTTGACCGAGGAACACCATGCGGGTGCTGAACTTGAAGCTGCCCTTCGAGGGACAATCGTAAACATGGTACTGAACCATCTTTGCCGACTCTTCGAGTTCTTCCTCGCTCGGGTCCTTCTTCTTGCACAGGCTCATGAGCTTGGGGAAGTCGTCCTTGAGGTCGTGGTTGTAAAGCTCTCCGTCAAGGATGAGAGTCGGGTCCTTCTTGAACGCAGGTTGGAGCGCCTCAAAGATATGAGGGCAACCGAGGATGGGCTTGCCCTGCCGAGAGAACAGACCGTCCTTCGTAGCAATACAGCGCATCCCGTCCAGCTTGGGCTGAGCATACAGGTCTTGCCACAGGGGCAGACCCTTGTACTCTTGAGCAAGCATCGGCTTGAAGAAGTGAGCGCCCGACTTGGCCGACTCTTTCGTCGTATGATACTCACGGGCCAGCTTGTGTTCATACTTGCTGGCTACCTCAGCCTGCGCCTGTTCCTCGGCAGAAGTCTCATTCGCTCGCCCAACATTCTTGGGCTTTGCGGTGGTCCACTTGGACTCCGTGAGGTTGCCATCCTCGATGCCGCTGATAGTGCGATAGCGAGCGCCATCAATTTCCATCCTCCAGACACGGCAGTTTCCTTTCGAATCGAATTTGTAGATAGTGGGGGTGTCAGTCATTGAGACTCTCCTTTAGTTTCTTGATCCAGGCATTGCGCTGAGAGGTACGCATCACTTCTTTTTCATATTCCCCAGAATGATACATGATTTCTCTATCCAGCCGCCCTAGTTCAGCTTCCCTCCACTTCTCGGGATCAGCATCAGGTAGCTTACCGTAGTACTTGAATGGCTCTCGACAATCGAAATCCCGCCCCGTGCGGAGTTGTTTAAGGGCAAACTCTCGTATCCCCTCTGGCGCTCCTGTCCAGTTACGAGCATGCTCGATCATGTCCTCGTAGCGTTCTTTACGAGCATCGTGTTCTTCACGAGCTTTTGCTTTCGCGTCATAATACTCTTGCGTCAGCTTCTGAACTTCGACCTCGCACTGCTGCTCTGTCAGGTTCAGGACCCGTCGGTATTCTGTTCTCAGCTTTGAGAGAGCCTCCATGTGATACTTTGAAGGCTCCAAACTGTCAGGGATGGGCGCATCCCAAGGCTCGTCCCTCATGGTAACGAGAGCGCCCATCCCTCTGGCCAGTTGGAGTGCAAAGGTTTTGAAGTCAGTGACCGTCCCGTCGGCCACACCTGCAGTAAATCCTGTGGGCATTATTTTTCTCCTTCATAAGGACGCAGCCGGTCCTTGTTTTCGTGGAACAGGGCGATGTAATCCATTTCGCCCCGCTTGTAATACAGTTCCAGCACCTCGTCGTAGTGTTCCCAAGCGAACTCACGGAACCAGCCTGACGTGATGGACGTGCAGACCTTCTCCAGAGCCTTCTTGAAACTCCACTCGGGGGTCACCCTCTTGAAGTCGTTCGGAATCTGCGACCGTTCGAGTGCTAGGACACAGGTCTCTTCATAGACACCTGCAATCCGAACTTCGTGACTAGCCTCGAAGAACTTCTGCTTCGAGGACAGGACTTCGGCCCCCTCCACAGCGTACTTCGTGTACGCCGGGGCACCGTCGATAGCAACCGCCTCATGAATAGAGTCATGGTCATAGACGTAAAAGCTGTCGTCTGGATTGAAGAACTCTTCCTTGGTGCGGTTCAGGTTTGGATGCTCGTACCAATAGGTAGCATCCCGGCGCTTCTTGAAGAAGTCAAAGTGATCTGACTGAATAAACGCACCTGCTGCCCGCATCTTCTGAATGTCCCGCATCGTCTTGAGGAAGTGAGGGCTATTCTTCTTGTAGCGGTGGCTCATCTTGAGCATGTAGAGAACGTTCAGGCTCGGGACCCACGCTTTAAGATAGTTATCCCAAGTCGTTTTGTCGTCAGACAAAATAAGCTCGGCCAGTTCCAGACTGTCACTGTCGGGCCAGATCAATTCGCAGTCATAAATACGATAGTGACCCTTGAAGTGAGCATGGTTCTTATCTGTGATAGTTGGTTTATTTATAGGATGTATATATTCCTGAAACTCTGACAGAGTAGCGAGCAGATCAAGGTCCTTGGCCTCACGACCAAGCAGTTTCTGAATCGGGTAAGAGCCAAGAATGATCATAAGATGCTCCGTTTAGAAATGGGGAAAGGTTGACGTCAACCTTTCCCCTAGATTTTAGATTAGCAGCCCCAGCTATTGCTGGACATCCACTCACCTGCGACCTCGTCGCCCCAACTATTGGTCATTTCAGACACAGGTTCTCCGTAGTTGTTTTCGGCTTCGGGGTGCTTCGAGTAGTATTCGAGTCCACCACTGCCGTAGTTGGCGGTAAAGGGTGCGCTGCTAAGATCGAAGTTAACCCCGACCTCATCAGAGATACTCATGCCCTCGCGGGCCAGCTTTGCAATCTCGTCCTGAATTTCCGCGAGACGCTTGATTTTTGCTTCCTTGATCATCTTAACAATCCGCCGAGCTAGAGTTCCAATCTTCGAGCCGCCCTTCCTCCGGGCGGTACGAGATATCCGAGTAGTACCGATCAGGGATACACTCCAAGGCTTGAAGGTTAAACTCCAGCCCCGAGGCATCCGCCAGCTTGACACCTTCATTATAGAGAGTGTTCATTTCCTGCACGATCTGGGTCATGCGAGTAAGAACATCGCCACGTACGTCGGTCTTGAGGGCATTCATACGCTCCCGCAAGCTCTTCAATTCTTCGATCTTATCCATAAGTAGTCTCCTTCTTTTTGAAAAATTTGGGAGTGTTCTGGAACAGAACCGGAACACTCCCTGTGGCTTACTTGGCCTTGACCTTGACGGTCGGAGCCTGACCCTTCGTCACCTTCTCGGTCTCGGTCACGATGCCCTGCTTGACAAGGTTGGCCCGAACACGGGCATCCTGTGCAAGGAAGGTAGTGGTATCGAGACCGTAGGTAACTTGGCCGGTGTTGCGGTCCTCGGTCTGGCGGGTGACCGTGATAGTCGCCAGAGTGGTTTCGATGGTGTCACCCTCGGTGCCTACGACTTCAACGAGTTCGGCCTTGAGGCGCTTGAGCGTCTCGGCGTCGGCCTTCATCTTGGCGTCGAGGACAGCGATCTGGGTGGCGAGTGCGTCTTTGTTGGTCATTATGCAGGTTCCTTTGCGTTGATTTCACGATAGATACGTGAGGAAAGTTTAGGGAACGGCGTAGAGGCCGCTAGAGTCGGTAGTTCGTTGGTTTCGGCAAACTGACGAGAGACGGGAAACGGACTATGTTTCCACTTCTGCATCAGCTTCCAGAAGTTCAATGCGTGATCTTCCAGTCGAGCCATAGGCAAGCGTCCTTTCTATCTGTGAGAGCTTCCAGTCATGGCTGAAAGGTCGTCTCTCTGCCCTGTAGCTCTCATGTTTATTCAGTCCTGTCAACTCCCCAATTTGCTCACGGGTAAGACCGTTCTCAGACATGGTGGCGATGATCGCTCCAAGCTTGGCCCTGAGGGCATTGGTGTTGTCCGTGAGACCAAATGGGTGATCCAGTCGGGGTTTGGGATTGTACCCCTTGGGGAGCTTGCGGCGTACTGCGACAGGGTGCCTGCCGAGTATCACCGCAATATCCTCTGGGTGGACGCGATCAGCTATTAGCTTCGACAGCATCCGCAAGCCGGTCAGCAATCATCAGGTTGAACATCGACTTGTAAATCCCATCAGCCGTGCTCTTCTCGGAGTGCAACTTGGCGTAATGCTCGAAAATCCACTGAGCATCACGGGCAGTTGCTAAGAGCCATTCAAGGTCTTCGTTCGTCTCGGGTTCCGGCTCGTCCTCGGCAGCTTCGATGAGTTCCAAATCGTTCTCGGTAAAGCCCAATTCCATTTTGTTCCCGTTGATGTTGATGGACGCTACTGTATAGCGCGGCGGGTTTCTGTCCTCGCGGGTCTCAACTACTACCCCCTCGTCTCCCGCCCGAACGGTGAGATAGCCGCTGTGGATAATCTTTACCTTGTCACCTACTTCAAATGCATTCATTTCAATTTCCTTTCGTTTACAGTTGGACAACAAAACCAGTTTCATCCTCACGGCCCTTGCCCTTGACCTTGAGGCCGACCACGACACCCCTTGGGTCGTTGGGTCGGTAATCGTGTTCGTCACCGTCGATCACAGGCCGACCGAGATACTCGTCAGGGAGCTTGCCCTTGAACACGACAGCGATATTGCGGTCCTGCTTAGTTGCAAACTCACGGTTAGTCTCGTTCAGACTGAACGTCAAGTGGTAGTTCGACGGAACGTTCTTGCGGTTGTGGATTTTGGTGTAGTCGTAGAACTGAATATCGGGGAACAGTTCCAAGATGGTGACAGGCTGATGATTTGCAGCAACATGCCTATCGGCTCGACCGGATACCCAATCCCAGAGCTTGAACCTCACGGACTCCCAGCGAATGTCGGAAGTGCCATTGAGCCGGATTGCAAGATCGAGGTTCTGATCATTTGCTGACTTGAGCATCTTGGCAATTTCCAAAACCAGCAGGTTCATAAACGCCTCGCGGTGAGCGAAGAATGCCTTGGTCCGCTTGATACGGGACTCGTTCTTGTTCTTCATATAGGCAGGATTGCCAGCGGTGTGTAGACAGGCTGCGGTGCAACCTTCGCTCCGCATCGGACAGACTTCAAAGCCCGAAAGGTCCGCTGGTGCTAGATGAAGCACCCCTCCGAGGACCCCGAGCTTCTCGTTCTTGGCGACCTTGGGGTTCGTTCCCTCGCCCGACAGGAGACTGTTCACATTGAGCAGTTTCTTGAGTTGTGTAAGATTAGTTGGTTGGGTCATTAGTAACTTCCTTTCTTACTACGGGCCACATTCCGTAGGTCCTCAAGCCATAGTCTTTAATCCATCGTCCCGCTTCCTCTCTCACGGGTATCCCATTCTCTCGCAGAGAGAACGACGACACTCCACCGAAATCAGTGGGAACCATTTGGACCCAAGTTCTCCCGTCGTTTGCGCGATGTATTGGATTTTTGATAGTTGTGTCATAGTACTGGTACTCGTGATACTCTCCAGTAAACTCTACCTCTACTTCTTCGATCACCTTCCAGCACTTGTGCTTTTGCTCGTATTGGTCGGAGTACTCTGACTTAACTATCCGAAGCAACTTGGTCATAGTTGGCCTCCATTACTGCTATAGCGAAGCCCCGAGGGGTTTCGCTGCGGATTTGCTTGGTCTTGGCAGACTTGCCGCCAAGTTTCGAGTGTTGTGCCGAGTCTTGGCCGGGGTCTCCGACAGACTTCTTGGGTGGCATGATGAAGCCGTTGCCCGTCCACAGGCAGGTTTTCTTGCGGTACTTGTCTCGCGGGGCGATGTATTCCGGCCAGCGCGGGTGAACGTCGTTCTCTGGCAGATAGCCGCCGTACTCGAACGGATGGAACCTGTAATCAGGTGCCCTCCACATGCTTGCCAGCACCGACACAGGATTCTCTGCAAACCACGGCACCCCGCACAGGTTGCCCAGCTTCTCCACCTGACGGGCAAGACTGACAGCATTGATCTGAAAGTTGGCGTCCTTGATACGCTTTGAGGCGAAGTGAGCAGCACCCGACACCGCAAGATCGGTGCAAGGAGGGAAGCCGAAGATGATGTCAGGCCTGCTAACGGCGGCGAGGCCTTTAAGGCATCCGTCGTTATTGAGGTCTCGGTTATGCCAGATGATTTTCCCTCCGCTGGGGAATTCTTCGATTTTGAATTCGTTGAGAATGTCGATACAATGGACAACCGCACCACGCTCGGCCCAAGGTCGGCCCATGTTTCCGCTTTCGTCGAACAGGCTTACTACAGTGACGGTCATTCTAAACCTCCATGGTTGTTGACCCAATCTTTATATAATTGATTCATACGAGCGATAGGATCGGTTACGCTGTCCTCATCAACAGTCGGGTCATAATCCATAACAGCATGAATAGTCCAATAGTGCTGCCCTGTTCTCTTAGCTACTGCGCTAAACATTGAATACCGAAGTGGTCGAGTCTTAAGAGCTACATAGGTGGTAAGCTGCATAGTATTCATTTCCGCTTCCTTTTCGAGAGGTCGTTGTAACGAAGGCTGACTGCCGAGGCGAACCGGCCCAACGTGATTACGTGTGCCGACATGATTTTCTGTATGCAAAACTCGGTGGCGTCCTTGCCATCAAGGTTTTGGGTCACAATCCGCTCGGCGGGTGTCACCTTCTCGACTGACGCCTCCGGCTCTGCTGGCTGCGGCGCTTCTTGTGTCTGCGTTTCGTCAACGAGGGAGTTGAGGGTTTCGAGCAGACCGGCTTTGTCGGTCGGGCACTCGAAGGCTTCCCACTCTTCTCCGGATTGCTTGGCATCAGCCTGCGTCCCCACGAATTTCTTGCTGGTTTTCAGACGATACAAGTTCATTGAGATATTCTCCCCTTCGGATGCGTTGGGCGATTTGGAGGCTGTTTTCGGTGTCAGTCAGGTCGTCGCCCAGAGGCGACCATCCCTTTTCCAGCCATGTTGCGATAAGGTCCTCGGTCTTAGCATCGCCGAAGATACGGGTCTGTTGTGGGGCAGAAAGAGAAGGTTGACCGTCAACCTTTTCCAGCTTCTCCAATAGATTCCCGACCTGCTCTTGCCTCCAAGCATAGAGCTTTTGATACTTTGCTATGACCCCTGTTGTGATGAATATGATGCCTATGAGCAAGATGTTTAGAGCAAGTGAAAAGGTCATGTATCCTCCGCCATGCGTGTTCTCTAAAAAGGGTTGACCGTCAACCTTTTGGCTGACGGTCAACTAGGCTGGGCTAAGTTAGGCGATGGTGATGGTGCGGCCCGAAGGCAGCAGCGTCACGGTGTCACCCTTCTGCTCATACGAAGTAGTGTCGCCGAGGCGGTTCTTCGTAAGCTGCGTGCTACCGTCGGTAAACACGAGGGTGACTTCAGCACGGTCGCCACGAGTGTCGAGACGTTCGACAATCTTCCGTGCCTGCGTCCCACCACTATACACGGCAGTCGGCGTCTTGGTGAAGCGGGTCTTGGCTTCCTCACGAGTGACTTCTTCAATCACTTCGTAGCGGCAACAACGACCCTTGGAGGTGTTGTAGTCGCGGGGGAAGGCACCGACATCACGCGGGTTCACCTTGACCATCATGGTCCGACCACCACCGCCATAGGAGCCGAGGTAGTCGTTCGAGCAGAAGTGGAGGCCACTCGAACAGGTCCGATCAGGGTTTTCGTCCACCTGATTACGCGGGATTTCCACCACGCAGCCGACCGAGTTGTCGAACGTGCCGCTGTAGTGGTCCTTGTAGTCGTCTCGGACCATCTTCCACGCGATGAAGCAACCGTCCGGGGTGATCGGCAGATTGCTCTTTTCGAGCCACTCGTAGAGGCCCTCCACGGCGCGGAAGCTGGGGTTCAGCATCACGTTCTCCATGAAGTTGACCAGCGGTGCCGCCTGACCGTTCTTGCCACCTTGGACAAGCTGAATGATGCGACGAGCGAGGCCCGTCTTCATTTCACGGTCGCCGTAGAACAGCTTGCCGTTCTCAACACGAATGTTCGTGCTTTCCGACATGCTGTTGATCGCCTTCGTCACCGAGATAAGGTTCTCAAGCTCGCCGTGGCGGCTCGGGTCCGCATAGGCGTCCTTGATAGCCTCGAAGTTCGGGTGATCGTTGGCAATCGTATGAACGTCAGTTCCGATCACAACGGTGGCCCCGCTGGAGTTCACGATCAGCGCGACGTGCTTGCTCGAAGCACTCGGCTCCACGTAGGGTTCGAGTTCATTGTCGTAATAGAACCAAGTGTCCCCACCCCAGTCCCCGTCGATACGGACCTCCGCACCACTATAGGTGGTGTCTTCAATCGTCCCGATGCTGCCTTCGGGCACGTCGGGAGCGAAGTCACCGTTCACCGTGACGCGGTCGCCTACATTGTACTTGCTCATAGTCATTTCCTTTTCAGTTAGAAGAGTCGATTTTTCAGTTCGTCCGAGGCCCGGATACTCATGTGGTAGTTATCCATCAGCTCGAACAGGAGCGGATGCTTGGCTTGGGCCTCCTTAGCCAATTTGATAATCTTGTCGCGGTGTGCCGACCCGTCTACCCCCAGCAGGTGCTTTCGAGTAGCGGCATGGGTAGTGTCTGTAACCTCATCGTGCTTCTCATGCAATCGCAAAATTTGCAACAAAGGACCCCGCTTAGGGAAGTCGGGCAGCTTTGACAGTTCCTCGATGCTGTCGATGAACTCATGCCCGCCCTGTGCCAAGTACCAGCCCTGTGCTTCGGGCAGGTCCTTGTGCGTCTTCCGATACTCAGCCTTCACCCGTTTGACGCCTTCCTCGACCGAGTACCACTTGGGGTCGTTCTCGACCCCACTCGCTCGGAAGTCGGTCAGATTGAGCCACACGATGTTGTTCGGGTTGCTCCGAAGGGCAATATTGACGTCCTCAGTAGTGGACTCGGGATTGAAGTTGTTCATCACCACATACATGCCTCCATCAGCAGGCAAAGTCGAGTGCCGCGTACTGTGATGGTACGGCTGACTGGACTGAATGTAGCAGGTGAACTGCCGAGTGGCCGTACCTGCAGCGGTCCGAACAATCTTGAGCGGGTCATACTCGCTCAACTTCGTAACGAGGCTACTCGGAGGATTCCCGATAGCGTCCAAGAACTGTTGCAGGGTAACAGGATCATCGTCGTTCGACAGTGTGTTGTCACGAACGAACAGAATACGCTTGTTCGGATACTCGTCGATCACCTTGCGGACACGTAGCGAAGGCTTATCCGGCCCATCGTCCCAAACGATCATATCGAACGTGTGCGGCATGAACCGGCAGTTGTCGGTCCAAGCACGGAAACGGGGACTGACTGCCTCAGTGGTCGGGAAGCCGTAGTTGCCCTTGTCCGAAGAACCCCAGCCGTAATAGTCGCCGTAAGCGACATACACCAGCGGTAGTTCAGGGGCGTTGATGCTGAGCGACAGCTTCTGACCCTTCCACTTGCAGTGGTTCTGCAACACGTTTTTCAGACCAGAGTCGGCCTCCAACGTCAGTTCACGCAGCAGTGCCTTCGCTTCCCACTCCGTTGCGAGGTTCTCGAACTTCTTGGAAATCTGGGCACCGTATTCGTCGCCGATACCCTTGATGATTTCCTCCAGCCGAGACAGCAGCTTTTCGTCGTGGGTGACGTGTTCGCGGGACAGGGCGATGTTTGCTTCGCCAATGTCAAGGAACAGGTCAAGCCCGAAGCGGGAGTACGAGCGAAGATTCGGATAGTCATACCCGATTTCTCCTACGTTCAGGGGATAGGCCACACCTCCGATGATGATACGACCGATGCGGTTGTCACCTGCTCGGGCACTACGGATGCCCCAGCGGTCGCCCCGAGCGTCGTACTTGACGGGTTCGAGCTTATGCTCGGTGTTTTCCAGAATAGGCATCGGATCGAAATACTGGAGCGTATCGACCAGCGAAGCCGTGAACTTCTCAATGTCGTCCTGACGGACGGGGAAGCCCACTTCTACGCCATTGGGTTCGTCGGTGGTATCCTCCGACAGGAACGCAATCGAGGGACAGTCTTCCTCGTCCTTGAAGATCGAGTACACCCGAACAACCCCGTCGAGATAGCAGCGGATGCTGTACTGATCGGTGTAAGCGAGCGGAGCTTTCGACCCGATGCCGAAACCGCCGATGAAGTCGTCCGAGCCATCCTTCGTGGACGCATCGCCGAAAGCCATGAACTTGTTCATCATGAACTCGTGGTCCATGCTGCACCCGAAGTCCCGAACCTTGGCGTAAGGGTCGAGCATCGAGGGAGCAGTCACCACCGGAGGGCGAGTTTCGCCCGTCATACGCTGGGCGTCGATTGCGTTGGCAACTAGCTCACGCCATGCGGCGGTGTAAAAGTTGCTGTAAATCTGCTTCGAAAAGAAGTTGAAGATTTTCGAAGAAGTCTGAATAGTTGCGCGCTTCGTCTCACCAACATTGTTGGTCTCGACATACGCCGGTTCAGTATTCATTCGCATGTTGCTTTCCTTTCACTTTTACTTGGAAGGTTGACGTCAACCTTTCTTGAACTTACCCCATTGGCCGGGGTTGGGGTTTCTTACATTGGGCCTGAATATGCCTCGGGGGCACAGTTCGTAGACCACGTGCTTGACCTGATTGTCGGTCAGTTCCAGAGCCTCTCCGATCTGGCGCAGAGTCTTGCCTTGTTTGCGGGCGTCCAGAAAATAAGGGAGTGCCCAACTTGGATGGGTCGCCCACTTGTTGGGGTTCCTTCGCAGGTAGTAACGCTCGATTTCTTCGTGGCCGATGAACTGGAGGTTATTCACCCCCAGCCACTCGTACTTCGCTCGTCCCGGTTGCTGGTACGCCACTCGGTTGAATATCTTTTCACCGGCGAGGGCGCTGCCTCCGTGACGCTCGAACTGATAGCATATCCACGAGAAGGGTAGCTCGGGAGTAAACCTTGTAGCTACAATGTGCATACGTTGAGCAGGAGTGAAGTGAGCGTAACTGCCACTAAGCAGCCTTCGCATGACCTTTGAACGCAGAGGTTGCTTGTTCAGCATTCCACACAGGATCAGACGATTGCGGTCAATCCAGAGGATTTTATGCTTCTCGACTTTCGACTTGGCACTCACCGCCACACTCCTCGCACTCTTCTTCTCGCTCTACAGGTCCTCGTCCTACGTAAACGATACCCTCGCCACCACAGTTGGCACACCAAGTGTGGTTTGGCAAGAGCTTAGGCTGGATTACGGGCCTCCGCAAAGTCATACCATCCTCCTATCGGTCGAATGTCCTTGTACTCACACTCAATCCAGGCACGGGCGCCACACTTCAGTTGGGTGCCGTTGTAGACTAAGCGGGACGGACCGGTGATTTCGATTTCGTGAGCGTATTGCGCCTTGGCACTCGGAGTTTTCTTGATCGTGTAGACCGGTCGGTTGCCTCCGTCCTTAGCGTTCTGCGCTATGAACTGTCGATTGACGTGGATGATTGCCATAAACCTCCTCCAATTCATCAAGCTCGTCCTGCATTTCACATCGCAGGAACGATTTCAAGAAAGCGTATCGGGTCGGGACATTATCCTCGTAGAATCGATATTTCGCTGCGGCCCAGATATTCTGCACGACTATGTGGGTCATGCGTTTCTGGATGGCCTTGTCAATCAGCTTCCGAAGAAGCCACTTTTCGAGCCTGTTCATCTTTCTTCCTTTCATAGAAGGGACGCCCATCGGCCCCTCGCAGGGGCCATACGTCGTCACTGCCCTTGCGGGTCGTTGCCTTCGGGTCGGGCTTCATTCCGGTTGGCATGTTCATGTTGGTTCTCCTTAAAGGTTGACGTCAACCATTCTATATCTCATCCTCTTTGTTGATGCGATTGATCCAGTCCCGTATCCGGTCGAAGTGGCTTCTCTCGGACTGAATCACGAACTGGCTGTCGAGCCAGCTTTTCTCCTCGCGATAGGAAACTCCGTGCTTTTGCAGGTAGCGGCGAAGGGTGCGCCGATAAAGCGCACCCACTGTTACCGTGTACCTACCAACCACGATTGACTCGCACACCAATCGGTGTCGAAGGCAGGGTCCGAGCGACCATGCGGGTCGCCTCTTCCTTGATCTTCGAGTCGCTCGGCATCGCAGTCAGGATATCCTTCTCGTCCTCGACCCGAGCTTGGTAGCTCATGGTGAGGGCCATCTGGGCACGGGTGATGTCCAGAGCGATACGCTGGTTCACGACGGGGGTGAAACCCGGCGTCCGAGCGTTCTGGCGGGCACGACGGACCCGCATACGGGTTGTGTGGTCAGTGTCGTGGCGGCGGTCCTTGTGGGTAATCATAGTTTATTCTCCGTAGTCCATATCTTCGTCGTATGCTTCGCCGTAGTCCTCGGACTCGGCGGTTATCCAGCCTTTCTTCCACTGAGAGGTACACGCCTCATCATAGGGTTCGTCGCGGAAATAGGCTTGGTAGCCTAGCTGGAAGTCACTTGCACCCATTGTTGTTCTCCTTACAGGTACTTGTTGCGGATTTTTCCACCCCACCCTTCGCGGCGGGCGAGGTCCCTGATAGCACTAGCAGGGATACGCTGGCAACCCAGACGCAGCGTACCATTTTTCATCGACCAGTTGCGCCAGCGGACCGAACTCCACTGATTATTACCATAGTACTCGCGAACCTTCACGCTCGACTGGTTGACATGGTAGTCGTAGGGTTCCTCGCCACACAGGATGCGGAAAAGGGCACGGGCATAGGTATATGCGATGGTGTGCCCGGTCGGGAGGCAGACCACTCGGCACCCGTTGCCCAGAGGCTTCACAGTGAGGATGCGGTTGCCGATATCGACGGGCACTTCCGGATATTTCTCGGGGTTCGTGAACCAGTTGCGCACGTCCTGTTCCAGATTGGTCGGGAGACTCTTGGCGGTCGCCTGTCGGATTTCCCTGACCTTCTTCGAGATGAAGTCGGGGTCCTCTTCCTCGTCAAGGGGTACGAGATATCCCTCCTTCTCAGCCCATTGGGCGAACTTGGCAATCCCGTCGATCTGGGGGCCAAAAACGGTGCGGCCCTCGGGGCTTGCTGCGAAGGCGTTCATCACCCGCTCGCCGATTGATGCCTGCTCGACCTTGACCGCTACAGGCATTTCCTTGAAGGAAA